TAATGTTGAAGCTCTTATTGACGACTACATTCACGCTAACCCTAAAGTAGTGATCCATCTTTACTCAACTGACCGTTTATCTGAGGGCCAAGTGTGGCTTAAGCAGTACCTTGAAGAAAAAGAAATTGAACACCACACCAAACTGGGATCCCTTGAAGTTCCCAAGGGTAAGACGGCTATGTTCATTCTTTGGGATGATGAGGATAATGATTCTTTAATTGCGCTTTCAGCCGCCAAGGAGACTGATACTCCAGCATTTGATTTAACTAATGGGCTAGTGGCACTTGTCCCACCTTCAGACTTACCTAAGGTTGAGGCGTCCAAAATGCCTGTTCAAGAAATGCTCCCAGTGGATGAGGCCGTAGTTACACCCGACTCAGATGATGAAGAGGATGACGAGGACTCGGATTACGAAGACCCGCTGTACGAGGCTATCCAGATTATTGCTGAGATCTTTGCCGAGTCTATTGCCAGAGAGCTTAAGAAAGTCCTCAAAAAATGATCTCAACAAAAGCTCTGGGGGTGCTGTGTCAACTTGTATACACAGGGACTCCTCCAACCGCAAAAGCGCTTAGAGAGGCTTTTGAGGGCTCTGTAGGGGGCGGTACTGACCTTCTTACGGGAGCCCTTAATGAGCTTTACGAAATGGGAGTGGTTAAGCGGGAGACTATCAGGATTGGTAAGAACCTTATGCAGGTTTGTACACTGGACAAAGAGTTGGCTATGCTGGTGCTTCGGGGACTGGGTTTCCCCGTTCCTGAAACAGGCTTCGGGGACGGGCTTTTCCCGTCCGTTGAACCTATGGAATATGCTACTAGCTCTGCTATAGCTAAGCCTACTTTAGTTAGTAAGGAATACGCGAACGGAGTTCGCGAAGAATTTAAAACGGTTAACGTGGAGGTAGACACAATGTCTTGGGATGGGTTGTTTGAGAGCACGGCTACTAACGAGCGGTTAGAGGAACGAGCCTTTGCACAAAAGCGCAAAAAGGAAGAGTACGTACAGCAAAAACGCGAAGCCCAAGACGAGAAGGGCAAAAAGATTATCAAGCGCCAGATGGTTAACTCCAGCACTTGGACCGTTAGCGATATTTGCTATGAGTTTGAATCCCGCCTTGAAGTCAGTTGGGACATTAAACCTTGGAACATTAACCAGTTAGAGTTTCGTAAAGTTATGGGCACTACCCGTAAAAAGCACGACACCGATGGTGAGATTGAACTAAAAGTTGTGGACTTGTTCTATTCCAGAGTAGACTACGAAAAATTTGAAAACGGCGATCATCTTTGGAGAACTTTTATTAAGTTGTTTCCAGAACTTGCGCTTCAAGCCAAAGACATGGTACGAAGTGACGAGGACGCAGAGATTGCTAAGGCCCAGGCCTCTAAGACACAGGAGTGGTTGTATGAGTAAGATGAAAGATGAAGCTATTCGTGCTGCTGAGGAACGCATAGAAAACGAATTAGAAGAGCAGATTCGTTACATGAACGCTGGTATCAGCAAAGATACTCTTGCAAGAATGAAGTCTTATATCGCTAACGCCTCTGCTAAGGAAACAAATGATTGATGTTGACGGGCTACCTGTTCGTAGAAAGTCTTGGATAAAACTTGCAGCAATCCCAAGAGCGCGTGTTGGCTGGGAGTTTTCAGACTGCAAAGAGATCACTCCAACTGACCTTAAAAAACTAAATCTATGGATGGACAAAGTTGAAAAGGGAGAGGTAATTCGTGCAGACGGTAAGCCTACCTGTGGTAAAGGACTTCTCTTAGTAGGAGAGCCTGGGCATGGAAAGACCACGTTGGCTATCGCAACTCTGCAAGAAATGATGCAAAAGTTTTCTTTGGAAGCTTTCGGTACTCAGGCAGGAAAAGTACTTGTCAAGCCTTGTTACTTCACCACATTCAACTCTCTTATTGAGTTGAAGGGTGAACTAATCAGCGGAGGGTCTGACGAACAGGAGCGTTTATTTCTAGGGATGCACGGAGAGTGTGCCGATGACGCGTACAACATTCGTGTGCTGGTCCTAGATGACGTAGGTAAAGAGCACCAATCAGGCTCGGGTTGGCAACGCAATATGCTCCACCACATTTTACGTACCAGATTTAACAATGGATTACCGACTATAGTTACTACAAATCTTCCAGTTAAAACGTGGGAGAGCACCTATGGCGGCGCAACTGAGAGTTTTATACACGAAGCTTTTGCCGTTATTGAACTAGAATCTATTAGAGGAGACCTACGAAAACGATGAAGGACAGAGTAATGGAAGAGGACCGTCTAGTTCAAATCTTTTTAAGCCAATCTATGACCCCTGGTCCTGGAATCTATGAGGTAAGTCTTACCGCGGATAAAGATTTTGTATGCACTTGCCCAGGATTTTCAGGACGTAAATCGTGTAAGCATACAAAGTTTGTAGAGGCCAGAGTTAAAAGTAATAACGGAACTTACCCATTAGAGATCTCAACTAAGGTTACTACAGAAGCCGCTGACAGAGCCACTGATTCAGCAGAGTCCTTTAGAGAATTCATTATTAAATTTGGAAAGATAGAGGTTTGTTAACTCATGTATAAAGGGGACCTGAGCAATCAAATGCCTAGACGCGTGTTGGTTAACGCAGACGTGCTTTTTATTAAATTTAAAAAAACAGAAACTAAGTACAAGATATTTAAGACTCACACTGAAGATTTGAAGTACGATCGTTTACTTTTAAATAAGTTTTATGTGTACACTACTCAAGCTGGTGTCACTCTTGAACTTGTCTCGTTTGAGTATCCTGAGAAAAAATTGGAACTAATCTACAATCAAATCGACAACATTGGTACTAATCCGTTTAGGTACTACTCGTACTATTCGTCACCAAGAAAGCTCGTTGCAGAGTTACCATATCGACCAGAAGTTATCGGAGTAATTGACCCAGAGCATAAACTAATGTATGGTCACTGGGGTCTAGATTTTTAAGGGGATACATGAACTACGAAACACGACTACTACATCGAGCACTAAACGACAGAAGCCTCTCGCCCTTATTATCTAAAGGTGTAGACGAAAAATGGTTTAATGATGAACAAGACCGACGCGTTTGGGTCTTTTCTAAAAACCACTACACCAGTTATGGGGAGTGCCCTAGTGCTGATGTTATAAAAGATAACTTTCCAACTTACAAGATAGACGTAGTACCTGATGCACTTGATTTTTTAATTGACCAGGTAATTAGTTCCCGCCGTGTTTCTGTAATTAATAACGCGATACGTGATGCTATTGAAGAGATTGAGTTACGAAGAGATCATGAGGGAGCGCTTACAGCTTTACAACGTGGCCTTGTTCGGCTTGAAGAGTCAGGGCTTTCCGAGTCCAGTGATATCGACATTACAAGCGATACCGATAAGCGCTGGGAAGAGTACCTTGAGCGCAAGAATCTTCCTAACGGTTTACGTGGGTATGCCACAGGCTTTCCATCTATTGATGCGGCTACAAGTGGGCTACAAAATGGGCAGTTAGTTGTAATTGTTGCGCCACCTAAAACAGGAAAGTCCACTCTTGCTTTACAGGTAGCGCATAACGTTCATGCTGGTGGCGCAGTTCCCGTGTTTCAGTCTTTTGAAATGAGTAACCAAGAACAGGTTGCTAGATACGATGCAATGCGTTCTAGAATTTCACACCACAGACTGCTTACTGGAACCTTGACCTCAGAAGAAGAGTCTCGCTATCAAGCAAAACTTAAAAGTATGGAGATGCTTCAGCATAAGTTCTGGCTTACGGATTCTGCGTCAGCCCTTACAGTGTCTGGTATTGCAAACAAGATTCAGATTTTGCAACCAGACGTACTATTTCTTGACGGCGTATACCTAATGATGGACGAACAATCTGGTGAGGCTAATACACCACTTGCTCTTACTAATATCACTCGGTCACTCAAGCGTCTTGCTCAGCGCTACCAGATCCCAGTTGTAGTATCCACTCAGGCTTTGGCATGGAAGATGAAAAAAGGTAATGTAACCGCAGACTCTATTGGTTACTCCTCGTCATTCTTACAAGATGCTGATGTGGTATTTGGTCTACAACGTGAGGACGAAGACGTAGACGATACTCGCTTGCTTAAAGTTTTGGCCAGTCGTAACACAGGTCCTATGGAAGTATCTATGCTTTGGGACTGGAACACAGGTGAGTTCCGCGAGATTACGGGTGATGACTTGTGACCGTAGATGAGATGGAACGCCTTCTTGACGAACTAGGTATTGAGCACGTTGGTGCTAATGGCTCAGAGATCCAAGGTTTTTGTCCAGGGCATATAGATCGTACAGGTCATGCAGATAAGAACCCGTCTTGGTACATTAACGCCGAGACTGGCGCGCATATATGTTTTTCATGCGAGTTTAAAGGAGGAGTTAATTTCCTTGTTGCTTATAAAAAAGGTTTCTACACCGAGACAGGTTCTTATGACTTTGATCAGGTTGAGGAGTATTTAAAGACTGGCGGGGATTTAAGTGAGGCTTTTGAAAGAGCTGTTTCTAAAAAAGCAGAGACTTTTGAAGAACTTGTATACGTATCAGAGGCCTCATTATCAGCGTTTACAACACCACCACTTGAGGCTTTAAAATCTCGTGGCTTAACCCCACAAGCTGCTGACGAATACGAGTTGCTGTGGGATACCCGTAGAAATTTGTGGGTAATACCAATTAGAGATTTAGATACAGGTAATCTTTTAGGTTGGCAGGAGAAAGGGTACCAGGACAGGTATTTCAGGAACCAGCCAAATGGTATTAAGAAGAGCCGCGCTTTGTTTGGTTATCAAACTTATACTGGCGGAGACATGATTGTTGTAGAGTCCCCATTAGATGTAATTAGGTTGGCCTCTATTGGACTTACAGGAGGGGTAGCTACCTACGGCTCTATGGTTTCAGAGCACCAACTTAAATTCATTAAACGTGCTGACCGTATTATTTTTGCTATGGACGCGGATGAAGCAGGAGTTCTTTCCGCGCATAAACTTTTAAAGGCCTCTAAAGATATGGGGTTTGAGTGCTGGTTTTTTAATTACTCAGACACTACCATGAAAGACGTTGGTGGCATGAG